CTTACCTATTAATTATTAATATAGTTTACTTAACTATTTAGTCTTTTTAAGATACTGATATTTCTCTTTTGCCAAGGTTTTCATTTTATTAGAAACCTTAGTATCTATTGTAGCATACCTTGCATACGAATCGCAAGTTTTTTCTTCTTTATTATAAAGAAACATATCAAAGGCGAGTTCAGAACTATACGCATCTATTTCAAATGGGCTTGAAAAATAATCATTATATTTTTGTTTTTTGCCGTCATCTAATTGTAAAGAATGTGTTAATTCATGAATGAAAGTGAGGGTGAGTTGTTGTTTATAGTTTTCCCAAGCATCTTCCGGAATGGATAGTTGTTGCGTATAAAATTCTGGTGATAAATTAATTGTTATTTCTAATTCAGATTCTGAAATATGTTCTTCGGGAACATTAGCGGCTCCATCAAAGGTTATTTCATATAAAGCATGGCTTCTATCTTTTCGTATATTAACATAACAAGAAAAATCTAATTCTTCTTCTAATATTTCTTCCATTCTGTTGGCGCAGGCATGCCAATGAGAAATAGGTTTCCGGAAACCGAATTCCAACGTATTATAAAAATCCTTAAATTCTTTAAAGGCTTCGTTTATACATCCTAATGAATTTTTAACAAAATCTAAATCATTCATATTGAAAAGCCCCGAAGTCTGCTTTATTACGCATTCTATTGCTAGTAGAAACATCAAATAACGGGTCATCGTCTTGTCCACTATCTGCAATATCTTCTTGAGCTTTTTGTTCTACATCATATAACCTCATTTTAGATCTGTCTATACCAATAATAAACTTTTTATAAGATGTAGGATCATTATATCTATTCTTTAATTGTTTTACAAGTAATTGATTTAATTCTTCCATTTCATCCGAAGATATTATAGCAAACATAAAATCTGCAGTTGCCGGTAAACCAAAACTTTCAGATGTATCTTCTAATCCTATATCTGTACTTGTAAATCCTGATCTTGTGGTCTGTGTTGCAGAAAGAATTGGAACATTAAATTCTACTGCTAATCCTCTCAATTCTTCCGCAATTGATTTAATATAAGTATATGAATTTACATTTGCTCCTGTTCTAATTCTTGCGCTAGAACATATATTCAAATAATCTATGAATATAATATCCGGAACGAAATTACGTTTCAACTTTAATTCTGCTAAAAGATTTTTAAAGTGCATTGAGCTAGCTGCCGCTGTAGGATATTCCTTAATAATAATTTTACCTTTTGTCTTTGCATTTATCTTATCAATTTTATTTTGATACATGTTTCTTGAAAGTTCTTCCAATTGACTAATAGGAACATCTAAAAGATTTGCATCTATTCTTTCAGCGATCCTTTCTTCAGCCATTTCTAAAGTTATATAAAGAACATTCTTATTAATAGAAAGACAACTTGCTGCATGATGACACATAAACAAGGACTTACCTACACCTGTTCCAGCAAGACAAATATTAAGTGTCTTGTTAGGCAACCCTCCTTTAGTAATTTTATTAAACATATCTAAATCAAATTCAATCTTTTCTTCAACCCTATGATAAAAATCAAATCTTTCATTCGCATCCTCAATAAAATCATGACCTACATGTGGATCAAATGATACTGCTAAAGCATCAGATAAGATACTTGGAATTGCACCTTTAGATAAATTAGTTTGTTTTTCATTACCTTCTAAAATAGCAATTGCATCGACAACTGCATTATAAATTGCTTTATCTTGACAAAACGTTTCTGAAGCTTCGGTAAGCCAAGATGTTATATCTTTTTCTTCTGGCTTATCTAACTTTTTAATTATATCTGTAGCTTGTTGGAATTCTGTTTCATGCAAACCTTCTATCTGATCTAAATCAATTAAAAGGCTTTGCTTTGTGGGCAAGCTATTATGTTTGAGAATATACTCTTGTATTTGTTTGAAGATAATCTTTTCTGAATTATCATCAAAATATTCTGCTTTTATATAGGGCGAAACTTTACGAGAAAATAGTTCATTGTGTATCAAATGTGATAGTATTAGGTGCTCTATCCTCTGATTCATTGTCCTCCACGAAAGTTACTGGGTTTGTTGTTTCTGATTTTAGTGTTTCTTGATGTCTGTCCCATAGCATTTTTACTAATATTTCACCAATCATAAATTCAAATTCTTCACCTTCTTCATCAGTGTGTTCAACACCTTCTAATTCGGGTGGTACCATTATAATATCATATTCATACTTAGCAGTACTTTCATCTTCCGTATCTGGTGGTGATACTTGGAATTTGCCATACTTATATACTACGCCCTTAAACGGGCCTGTCATCATCTCTATACATTGTTGTGTGACGTCTTCAGGATGTTTGGGATGTAGGACCATTCTATAATAACTGTCTATTCTATCATAATCTTCTTTTGTTAATTCATTACTCATTTAGTTCTCCTTCCGGAATCCATTGCATCGTTTCTTCTTCTCCTGTCCACCTAGCGGAAACTACTGGATAAGTTCCCCAAGCTCTAAGTACTGCTTCTTCACCCCCGCGACATATCATTTTTGATCCGTCTTCTAATGTTAGTTCTACTACTTTAACTTTCTCTACTATCATTTTCAAGAGTTAATTCTTCTTCTATTCCCATTTCACCATATAAAAATTCTTTCCCGGCAACTTTATCAATCTGATCGAGAATTTCTTTTGTAAAATATTTTGTGGGATTTTTTAAAACTGTTTTTAGAAATACCTTTTCTCCATCAGGCATTTCTAATCTCGTAGAAACTTTTTTAAAGATTCCATACTTCTCTGCTAACTCTGCTAAACCATAATATCTATTCAATCCTTCTTTATATGTAAGAAGAACATCTACCATTTTATGTTCTTTTGTAAGTCTTGATTTATAAGTCCTACAATGAACTATATTACCAATTACTTCAGTACCATCTTTTTCTTTCTTTTTAGATAGGAATATGATACTAGATGCGGCATAATGTAAGCCAGTTCCTCCACCCATAATTTTTTGAGGAAATAATGTTCCTATTTGATCGTATGTGTGATTAGTAACAACAAGGGGCACTTTAGCTTTACCACCTAATAAAGTTAAAACCCTAAAAGTACCTTTAACCATTTGTGCTCTGGTCATATCTCTGGTCTCTTTACCTTCACCGATATCTTCCATCTCTTTAGTAGTAGACAGATTACCTAATGAATCAAGACATATCATCATTGGGGGACGATCTTTTTCAGGTTCTTCTAAATGTTTTTCTAAAATTTTAGTTGCTTGTGTTCTGAATTCCTGAACTGTTGCAACAGGAAGGATGACCATGCGCTTAGAATCTATTCCGCGCATTTCAATCATATCTTTGGTTAGGGCAGATTCACTTTCAAAATATATAACCCCACCAGTAGGATTATCTGCGAGAAACTGTCTGACACAGCCCAAAACAAAAAAAGTTTTACCTGTGGAACTTTCACCTGCAAATGCAGTAATTTTATTTGAGGGTAATCCTCCATAGATACTCCCTGATAATAATCCATTCAATATATATGATCCGGTGTCAATAAAGCTTTCCACATCACCAGCTTCAACACCATCACTTACTTTAGAGCCATAAGTGTTATTCGCCACTTTCAGCATTTCATCAAAATATCCCATTTAATCCTTTCACTTAAACATAATATATTATACTACACATTAAAAAAAATATCAAGACTTTTCTATATCAACTGACCCATCTGTAGGATTATAAGTAACTTTAAAATTTAATTCTATTGGTTTCAACGTTCCGTCTGCTAATGATATAGGTAATTTACCTTCAACTGCTCCCATCAATGCATCTTTGGCATTATCAAATGCATGCGAAGGATCGCTGGCAATTACTTCATCTAATTCTTTTTTTGCTTCATCTGGAAGTAGATCATTTATCATATTTTCCACATGCTCTGTTGCTAAATCTGTTGCTTTGTCCACGACAAGACTAGAAATAACATTGAATAATAATATCGGTAACATAATATCCTCTTTCTATAATTATTAATATAAGTATTTAGTTAAGTGTTCATTAATTAATCTGTAGTTCCCAATTCTTTTTGTCATGATTCAAACGCAGCATGTCCTGTAAGTACTCTTCAGAAGAAATTGGTAAATGCTTATCTGGTTCATCTGTGAAATTCTTAATTAATACATCTCTACCGGGATCTACAAAATAAGGCATTGAATAGCAAGATTTTGTATGAAATGTATTAACAACTCTATGATTAGTTGATTTTAACGTATCATTAGACCATCTTTGAAACATATCTCCAATGTTTAATACTATTGAATTCTCCACTACAGGAGCATCAATCCATTCATCTGTTTTTCTATCCTGTACTTGTAAACCACCAACATCATTGAAACGAAAGAGTAAAGTAATAGAACCATAATCAGTATGTTCTCCTCCAGACTCGTGTTCCTCTTGCTTCTCATGCGCTGGATAATGAATCATTCTCATATTAACATAACCACTCATATGCTTATCTATTAAATATTTTTTTTTGAGTTTGAACATGCTTTCGAACTTGTCGAAAAACTGATGAGAAAGTTGTTGAGAGATCTGAAAGATCTGTTGAGCGGATGATTTGAACTCTGGAATCTCTGTCGGCCAGTATTGATCTTGCATTCTTGCTGAATCAATCCAGTTATAAGACTCTTTCAAATCACCTGATCGATTCTGAATATAACCCATTTCACCCCAGCCAGCGCGACACGTTAATGAGCCTCTTACTCCACTATATTGATATTGTTTTTTAGTATCTAGTGGTAGTTGAAAGAACTCTTCCATAAGTTCTTTCCAATCAGTAAATTCCGATAACCAATTATCATAGACATTGGTAAAGATAGCAAACCCACAAGTAGTATATGCTCTATGCATTTCTTCTATGCAGGTTTTACTTCTGAAATCAATTATCGGAATCATTTATTTCCCTGATTTTACCTAGGCTTTTTTCTCAACAAATTCGTAGAGTTCAGTTGCCTTCGTCTTAATATCCTCAATGGTAAAGGATTCAGGTTGAAGTTCTTTCCATAACTTCATATTTGCTTCACCTTGTTCTTTTGCAAATTCCCATGCATCAACGGCAAAGCCCCGTTGTCTTTCTTGTTGGTCATAGAGATAGCTCGATGCCATTTCTAAGAGTCTAAATCTTAATTCATATGGATTAGACATATTGTCTCCTTTATGTGTGTGTTGTGTGTAATAGGGTTGTTCTAAGGTACAATCCTACAAAACCTTATGGTTTAAAAATTGGGAGTTTTTCTAAATAAAGTATATCACCTTTATCATATCCAGCCTCTTCCAATAAGACTGCCGCTTTACATACAATAGAACAATCAATTTTTTCTAACATTGTCTGAAGCCCTATCAAAGAACCACCTGTAGATACTACATCATCAATAATACCTACTCTCTTTCCTTCTAATTTCTTAACATCACTCCTATCAAGGACAAGTGTTTGTGCGCCGATTGTAGTGATAGATTGAACTTTTTCTATCATAGGATCATCCATATATCCTTTGATAGATTTTCTTGCAATGACATAATCTTTTCCTAACCTTCTTGCAATGGTATGTACCAATGGTATTCCCTTTGCTTCTGGTGTACAAAAAATATCAATTTCATCTTTCTTTGGAAAATCATTCAGAAGAATAATTGCTTCAGCACATTCTTCTATTAATTCTGTATCACCCAATATGACAAAGCTCGCAATAGCGAGCTCGTCATTGATTTTGACTTTGGGCAACTTACGTATAAGTCCTGCGACTTTTAATTCATAGAACTCATCTGTAAATGGTTCTCCCCAAGCCATATTAAGCTCCCATCATGATTAGGCTTGTAGCAAATCCTGCAAGCAAACCATAAAAAGGATTAAATTTTGCAGTTACAAATGCTGCGGAACCAATTACCATTCCTGCTGGTCCAAATCCATATGGTCCTGCAAAAGTTCCACCAATGCTAATAGCACCAGCCATATTTGTAGCAAAGGTAACAAATACACCTAATACAAAAAGAAAACCTGCAATAGATGCTCTATGTACATACTGCCCGATCAAAGGCAATGCTTTGCTTAATAGAATGACTGCCATAATTCCCATCATAATACAAGATGCAACTATTGGCATAGGTGCGGCCGCGGTTCCAGAAATTATCGCTTCAACTGGGCCACCACCAAAGAATGCTGATCCCATATCTGCAAGACTAGAATAAATTGCAAGATGATCTATATTTGTATTAGTCCCTGCAATACTTCCAGTAATTTTACCAAATGAAATATTGGCGCCAATGTTTAAACATGCTAATGATAAAGCACCAATAACAATGTTTCTATTAGTCCAAAACTTCCACTCAATGTTGCCCGTTGTAAACTTTTCGCGTGATTTGTCTACTACAATTTCTTCTAGTACGACACCTAACTTTTCACGCAATTCAGCATTAAACTTTAATGCAACATAAAAAAGTGTGGATAAACTTACGGACCATATAATTGTTTGTGCTAAGTCTTTGGTCCAAAACCAAGCAAGTAAAGCACTAATTAAAGATACTCCTCCTGTCCATTTTTCTGACTTAAACAAATCTACAGAAACATTCGCTAACATAATACCCACTCCAGCCATCATTGATGTGACAACTAGTGGACCAATAAAATTAACTAACGCTTCATTCATTCCAAGCAAAGAGGGAATCAACAGTAGGGTGGCACCCCAAAATATAAGAGAAAGTCTTTCTTTTATATTATTACCTAGAGTACCAGCTAACGTGATTGTTTCTGCTTGAAAGGATATAGTTGCGACAGACATAAAGAATGCCGAACCAATAATACCAATTACAAATGCTATTGCCGTAGGAAAAGCTGCGAAGCCAAAACTTAACGCTAAAATTCCCTGTGGTATGCCATTAATAACAACCGCTATTGCGGTCAGAATGCTTTCAAATAAGCCTTCCATATATACCTTTCATTATATTATTTTGAGGGAAATCGGGAAACAACCCCTTTAACAAAATATTGCATAGTTTCTATTTGAGGTCTAGCAATTTCACCTTTACCAACTGTGCTTCCATCAGCTTTTGTGATTCCTTGATCAAAAGGAAAGTATGTATCCAGATCATCTTGAATCCATTGCATCTTGACAGTTTCAACTTTATTAACAACTTCACCCGGAACATTCTTACCCCATGGCGATAGACCTACACAATTTTCTTGTAAGCCCCAATTCCATCTCTGGTTCATTTTGAGTTTTCCAGCTGCAAGTTGATCAACAATTGTTTTGTAAAGAACATTCCAGTTGAACATCATTCCTGTGATGTATCGGTCTGGGCCGTTACTTCCCATAGGTGCATCATTACCCATACTCCAAACTTCTTTACCATTAGTTTTCCATGCTTGTTGAGCAAGAGCAACTACACTAGGTGAATCGGTTGTTGTATAGAGTATATCATTTCCTGCATCAAGAAGAGCCTTGGCCGCATCCATATCTTTAGGTGGATCAAACCAAGAATTTATCCATACTATAGAAACTTCAATATCAGGATTTACTGTTTGTGCACCAAGTGTAAGTGCATTAATATTACGAATGATTTCAGGTATTGGATGTGAACCCACTACACCAATTTTATTTGTCTTTGTCAACATTCCAGCTGCAATCCCTGTTAGGTATCGTGCTTGAAATGAGTGACAAACGTAGTTGTCCATATTTGTATCATTGCCCTTGTAACCCGTGGCATGCATGAAAATTGTATCTGGTGCTTTTTCTGCAGCCTTCACCATTCCATCCATATAACCGAATGAGGTAGCAAATACAATATCATGTTTTCTGGCAAGTTTACGAAATACTTTTGTTGATTCTGATTCTGGCACCATTTCGACACCAGCTACGTTATAACCATGTTTTTTTAATGACATGAATCCATGATAATGTCTCATTGACCATCCGCCATCGTTTTTTGGTCCCACTAGAACATAACCAACTGAAGGCAATTTCTTACCAACTGCCGTAATACCAAATAAGGTTGCGACTGCAACCAAAATTATAAAAATTGAAATTAATTTTTTCATTTTCTCCTTCCAAGAAAAGTGTTTGTTAATTTCTCTCGCTCATTATTAACGGGTCTTCCAACCCCTTCACCGCTCTCGCGTATAAAAAGGCTCCCGAAAGAGCCTTTTATTTTTTTATTGTCTTACTTCTTTTCGTATATTCCCCAGAGCACCCATATTGCAACTAAGCCAATTAAACCTTCGGCTCCTAATTGTTTTACGAGTGACACAACTGAACCCACGATATCCATTCCGAGAAACGGCACTGCTGCACCAAAAATTATCTGAAGAACAACTCCAAGGGCAATTATTGCAAGACCTAGTTCGGTTATACCTCTAATCCAACCGAGTGCTTTATCTAACATGAATTTTCCTATTAAATTGTTAATTAAATGTCAGAGGTGCTGACCACCATGATTCCCACGGAAAATGTATCCATAGATTCTCAGTGTCCTTTGCGACCTCCCTTACGTAATAATGAGGTTCAAAATTGACCTCGTTATTCCACCAGAGGGATGCAAACTTTACATCACAACTGATTTCTAAGGGCTGATCCTTTCTTGGGCCCTTAATAAAAGATGATATACGTTCAAACGTTTCACCACTATCACATATGTCATCTACTATTAGAACTCTTTCATCAGTCTTTCTAGGAAGATATTCTTCCCATTCTGGAAAGTCTCTGAGAGAGCTTTTCACGGGCTTAAAAGGCTTCTTTAACCAATGAGACATCATAACGCCGGGCGTTAGACCTCCTCTGCTTAAACCCACGATCACGTCTGGTTCAAAATGGTCTAATGTAATCTCTCTACAAAGTTGATTTACATCTAAACACATTTCTTGCCAAGTGTACCATAATTTATTCATAACAAAATCTCCATACTATATTTATCAAATAAAAAACGCTTCTAATGTACTTCTTTTTTCAGGGGACCATCCAATTACCTTTAAAATTTCATTTAAAGGACCTCCAAAAGATTTCTCAAATTGCTTCTCATAATCAATATAAGCATGCAGTCCGAACTCTTCAGGCAAGCCTTCCATCATGGCTATGACCCCATCCCTAATAGGATTAGGTTGTTTTAAATAAACAAACTTAATTTTTTCACCTTCCTGAATAACAGGATACTTATTTTGTAAATTCTTCTGTTTCAAAAAATGATTATATAAGCGTGTTGCTTTTACATGTACAGGTGTTCCTTTAGCATATAAATCTACTCCACCATTATACTTTTCAATTCCTTTAACAGATCTAGGAAAAGCGATGTTCTCAATAGGTTCCTTTTCAAACTGCACTCTAAAATCTGCAATGAATTTTTGTATAGCTTCTTCATCTTGATTAATAATAATGTCAAAAGACTTTTTTAATTTATCTCTACAAGATGTAGGAGTTGATGATTTAACAGATTCAATCCCCATAACCTTAATTCGGGGATTTGCATATCTAACACCTTCATTATCATGGACATTAAGAATATAATGTTTCTTTCCTGTCCAAATACCCTTGTCAGCAAGACATTCTCTTTTCATAAACATCTTCTGATCATAACAATTCATATACTTAGCTAAATCATCATATCCTGAATCAATTATCTTTGTTATTTTATCTTCACATACTTTATCTAAGAAATCAATAACTTTTGTTGTTTCTGGATCTTCAGGAAATACTTTTGAAACTAGATCATCTAAAGTAATATAGAGGGAGTCAGTGTCTGATGCCAATACATAATCAACCTCCTTTGTTTCCAATATTTGATTGAGATAATTATTGACTGTCGTTTCAGCCCATCTGATACTGAGCTGACCCCCTAATGTAATAGCTTCTGAAATTCTTAAATCATAGAATCTAAAATAAGGGTTACCAAAAGCGCCATAAACACTATTAAGCATTAATTTCATAGCAGTTTGTTTATTGCCAAATGAATCTGCTTCTTTTTTTAATTTTTCTATCTCAATCGGATCTTTTTCTTTTTCTAATTTTTTCTTAGCTGCAATTTCCTTCTTTTTAAAAATGACTCGATTATTATATTTCTCTTGCATCAATCTTGGTAAGAATCCTTGTTCATCTTTTTTGAAAGCTTGACCACTAGCAGCGATAATAATATCTTTTTCATAGAAATTACTTAGATCAATTCTCTTTTCCAATAAATTTTCTACACCACATTGTTGTGTAACTCCTGTTAAAATAGTTTCAGGACTTACATTGTATTGCATAATTAAATGAGGATATAGGCTATTTAAATCAAAGCTGACAACCCATTTATGCATACCGGTTTGCACTTCTTTTACATACGCGCCAGTATATGCTTTATTTTTTGTATTATCTCTCTTTGGTGGGACTACAATGTTTCTATTCATTAAGTCATTTGCGAGGATCACTTCCCACATCATAACCATTCCAAATGTGTCTTGATAATTTACTTTTGCTTCATATGCGAGAGCAACTACCATTTCAATTAACTTTTTCTTTTCTTCTAATCTCTCAACTAATTGTACGTCTTTAATATTATATTCAATAAACTTTTGGAAATTTTCTTTGTATAATGTAAAAAGATTACCATACTCTTCAAACGATAATTTTCTTTCTCCTAATTCAATTGAAGCAATATAATCTAACCTATAACTTTCTGCTGGAGGAGAATTCCTTCTATAAACATCAATATAATCGATAACAGCAATTCCGATGAGATCATGAAAGATAACTTCCTTTCCACGAAAATTGGTAGCCCGTTCATGAATTCTGTTCCATGGCGATAACCTGCGTGCTTCTTTAACACTATATAATCTAACTATTCTATTATACAAATAAGGAATATCAAATCCTTGTATATTCCAACCTGTAATAATATCTGGTGCTAGTTTTTCCCAAAATGAAATAAATTCTTGAATTAAATGATTTTCATCTGAACATTGAAAATATTCTACATTCTCCTCATTACTATTAAACTCACCACAACCAAAAACAGAATATTTTCCACCAGTCCCAATGGTAATCGCTTGTACTTCTTCAATCGCAGATATAGGATCAGGAAATCCATGTGCGGAGCCGACTTCGATATCAATAGTTGCAATTGTTAATAAGGAAAAATCATAATCGATTCCCTTATCCTTCGGAAAGTTATCATATATCCAACTATACCTATAAGCATTCATTCCGTGTATTTGAAAGTTTTCAACTCCGTCATACTTACGAATAAAGTCTCTGGTTTCCTTTATTGTTCCTGGTTTAATAGGAGCCAAAGGTTTTCCATCAATAGTTTTATATTTGGATTTTTCTCTGGAAGGTATAAAGATAGTAGGATGGTATTCAACACGGTCATCAAACTTCTGACCATTCTCATATCCTCTTACTAATATATGATCACCAATCTGATGTACATTAGTATAAAATTTCATTTAGTATGTTTGTAATAATATCGGCTATCTATTTTGTGTCCGTAAGTTTCTAACTTAGTATAACACCATAATATTTGGTCATCAATCCAACATCTTCGATCTCTAAAAGCACCAACTGTATAGAGAACTTGGAGATAACATAGTATGAGATATTTCATTTAAAATCCTCATTTAATTAATCCTTCTTTATAAGAAGTCTTTCCATTGACTCTCAAAGCTGTCATAACCTTTCCACGATTATTGCCATCTGTTTTATAAGAACAATGTACCCATCCACTTGATGGTTTGCCCTGCTGATAAAATTCTAAAATTAATTGATCAAATTCTAAATTATCTCTGACCCATTCTGCTAATTCGTCATTACCAACTCTGGAACATTCAAAATCTGCCGCTTCACCGTTACAGTGTTGACTAGTTTTTGATCCACCCACTGCCTTATTTAAATCAGGCCCCCTGTAACCACTATTTACACGAATCGGACCAAACTTATCTCGGACCGGTTGTAAAATATGATTTGCTACGTTAGTAAGATTAACTAATACTTGATCTGTAGCAGGATCATTACTAATGCCCATTCTGTCTGCTGTTGAACTTTTAATTAATTCAGGTAAAGTAAAGTTCTGTGCGACTCTAATATCTTCGGCTTCGTTCACTTTCACTCCTATTATGAGGTCGTTGGTTTAAAGTATTTATCCCAACGACCCGTCGAATTTATTTCTGATTTGTAACAATCGGAATTTGTCTAATCATTTGTTCTTCAGGAATAATCTTTTCCATTGAAACTGTTAACATACCATTATTAAGAGCTGCTCCCTTAATAACAATATCATCGGAAAGAGTCCAAGAACGTTTGAAATTTCGTCTTGCAATTCCTTGATGAAGAAATTCATTTTCTGGTTCTTTGGTAAAATCCTTACCTGTTGACTCGACGGTTAAAACGCCGGCTTCAACGTTCACTTTAATATCTTTTTCACTGAGTCCAGCAACTGCTAACTCTATTATATAATGTTCTCCTTCTTTTTTCAAGTTATAAGGTGGATAACCTGAAGAATTTTGTTGGTGAAAATTAGATAAGTCCCCAAATAATCTGTCAAACATGTGTTCAAACCCTAATGAGGTTTGTAACATGGTTTCAAAATGTTTGGGATTATTGAACAGTGAAATTGCGTTTGTATGTAACATATTATCTCCTTAATTAAGCAAGATTATCAGTCTCTCCATCCCTCACCAGCGAGCAGATGTTCAAACCGATGTTTAAGAACAATCCATACTAGAGTTAGTATGGAGTTGGCACTATACACTCCGACCTCGTCGAATTCAATAGTACCTTTTTCAGGATCAGTTAAAACTTCTTCGTATATTTCTAAGTCGTAACTGTGCCCTAAAACTTTAAATCTACTCATTTACCAGTACTCCCAAAACCACCATCGCGGTCGGTTTTTTGTAGAGGTTTAGTAGATGTTTCATCAATATCATATTGAAGTTCCCTGACAAGTTCGCCCTGAGCGATCCTATCACCATTATTTATAACGACTGTCTGAATATCTGATAAATTTATGCAAGCAATAAATAATGGTTCCACATAATCATAATCAATTACTCCTTCACAATTAATTAAACTCAAACCTTGTTTAATTGCTGTTCCAGATCTTGGATGTATTCTTACTGAATGTCCCGGCGGAATATCTAAGATCATTCCGGTTGGAATTAATACTCTTTGAAATGGATGTATTGTAATGGAAGAATCTTTTCTATCAATAAACTTCTTCCTATCATCGTTCCAAACTTTATATCCTAATTCAGGTTTATAATATGCATGTATATCAAAGCATGCCGCACCTCTTGTGGAAAAGCTTGGAAGGATAACATCATCATATAATTTGTGTATTTTCAACTTTAGCATCATCACTTTTTTTATTTCCAATATTATATTTAGCTACTAAGTTCCATTCATCTTTTTCTTTAAAAGATATAATTTTTAACTGATTAATTGGAACTACATTATCTTTAACCTTATCATTATCAACAATTTGAACTAAATCCCATTCTGATAATAAATTAACTATTGTATTACGTCTCGCTGCATCATTATCAGAAAAGTTAGATGGTTTTCCATCTAACATAAACAACTCTTTAAAATGAACAATATAGTATCGACTTTGCTTATGTAAAATATGACAACTCTGATATAACGTCTTATCTTTCTTAGATGCTACACCAATCCTTGTTAAAGTCTCTTTTACTTTTAAAAAATCATCTGGTTGTTTTAATATGATTTCAACGAGTGCTTCGACCTCTATATTCATCGTGCTCCTTCAATCCACCTGTAAATAATTTTTGCTTAAGAATTCTCAAATCCTCATCTGTGAATATATCAATGACCTCTCTTGCTTTTTGAAAGGAATATCCATAATATTCAACGATAAGATCTATAGCTTCGTACTTCTCAGCCTTTAACCATCGACCAAATCTGTTCTTGGGTCTAATGATATTTAGCAAATAATGGTATTGAAGTTTATTATCTAGAAACGGGCGTATGTTCATTTCATTAGCATGAAGGGCCGTATCGGAGGTAAAACTTAACGTTCTATTAATTAAAAATGACTTGTATTCGCGTTCTAAGTGTCCATCAGGATCATCTTTCAGTAAATCCTTCTTCTTATAGTTTATATCTTTTACAAAATCAAATGGATTCATTGCCAATTCCCTTCAACCATTATCTCAATCAAACATGCTGTTAAATTAATTTGTTGGTCGGCGGCAAATGCAGATTTATATTGATAATCTGCTAACAATAAAATAATTGGTGGTAACGTATTAGCTGTTAAATGTTCATGTAGATTATCATATAATTGTCTATATATATTCCTTGGATCTGTATGACTTGAATCATTTACCCATTTACGAACATTGGAAAAATTCTTTTCTTTTAATGCATTAATAAGAGCAAGAAAGTTAGAATCGCCCAATTGACTGAGAATCCCACTATCAATGCTTCCTGTACTACTATATCGCTGTAATTCATTTAAAGTTCTCCTAAAATCTGGATAATACCTCATTATCAATTCAACAAGAACCTTCTCATTATAATTGACATTACTTTCATCAAGAATTTCTTTAGCCCTATCTAACATTTGAGATGCTATTTTAGGAGCATCCTTTTTATCTATTTTAAACTCAATTACTGAAGTCCGAGAATGAATAGGATCAATAATCCTATGTATATAATTGCAAGTAAAAATGAAACTACAATTTTCTGAGAATCTTTCAATAAACCCCCTTAATGCTGGTTGGGTTGATTGTGGATTTAAATAATCCGCCTCATCAATAATTACAACTTTTCTACCACCTAATAACGAAACACTGCTACAATAATTTTCTAATTTAACTCTCAATAAATCTATACCTGATTCTTGTGAGCCATTCACAACAAGATAATCTAGACCGATTTCTTTACACATTGCTTTAGCAATTGTTGTCTTACCTACACCTGGTCCTCCACTCAATAATAGATTAGGAATATTACCTTTATCTACAAATGCTTGAAATGGTTCTTTCAAATGATTGGGAAGAATACAGTCTGATACCCTTTGAGGTCTATATGCCTCAACCCATAATATATTATCTGACATAATCCTTATGTTGTTTGTTCAGTTGCAATCCAATACTCTAATTCTTTATTTGTATTTTTAAAATGCCCAAGACCTTTATTTGATATTTTCACATCATAAGTGCCTCTCATAAGTTTAAGATTCTCTATCTTAAAAATCATTTTAAAGTTAGAATTAGAGGTTCCTAAATCAACTGCGAAGCTATCGACGGATGTTTTGGAATCGATTGCTTGCATTTTGAGTTTACCATCACTCGCTATAACAGCAATCTCGGGGAGACTCATAACTGATGCTGCTCTCGTAATAGCAATAAAATACTTCTCTTCAAGCGTGAATGAAGCATCCTCGGAAGGTAACTCAATATCTTTTGCAAGAATCTTTTTTTCGTTTTCAAACAAAGACATATTTGCAAATTGATATTCAGCAACTGAATCACCAGCTGTGTAATTATTTGCATCAACGCTTGATTGAATCTTTACAGATTTTTCACTAAATTCAAATTGTGGTTCTGTAAACAAAGAAAGAACACCCAAGAATTTATTGAGATCATAGATCGCAAAATCCTGTGCGAAGCTCTGACTAAGTTTCGCTTTCGCCAACACATTTGTCTGTTCACTAACTGTCTTAATAACATCGCCGGCTTCAATAACCAAACTTTGATTAATTTCGGCAAAGTTCTTTAATGTCTCAACAGTCTCATTATGTATAATCATATTTTTTATAAATGGTTAGGGCTTTTAGTATAATCAGGTTTCCCTGACTTCTTCTGCTCTTTACGTTTACTGGCAGCGAGCTTTCTGCGTTCCTTTCTATTCTTACCTTGAGAAGATAACTTCTTTTTTCTGTCTTCTAAGAAAGGTCTATTCTCAGTATCGTATCCATGGGCTGCATATTCTAAATTACCCATATCTGGCAAATTACCAGAGAATACATATGTTCCAACATGTGACAATTTCATCCATGGACATAACCAAGTTTTAATGCCAATCTTTTGTGCTAATTGACAAAACATATAATCTTCAGACAGATAACGATCGGATCCTTCCGATTTACCTTCACCCATCCATTGATCATTATCAATAATTGTATCAAAAAATGCATGGATATATCTGGAACCATCGAAATGTTCTGAGCGATTATGATCGGGTTTATATCGAAATTTAGGATATTCTTTTGTGAATTTTTCTAATACATCACGTTGCATCATCATAAATCCAGTTCCAATTTCCAAAGCTTCTACGGGTTCTGATAAAGAAATTGTTTGTTCTCCTCCTACTGGATTAAAAACAAAATCCCCAGTGTACCTCTCTAACATCATTGGGTCATCATCACCTAATCCTTTATCTACTGCATTACGAACCTTCTCCCAAGCAATACATTTCTTAGGATATATTCCGCCAATAATTGGATGTTCGTCATCACATAATGCTGCTAATGTTAAAACATAATTCGGATCGAAACAAATATCTGCATCAATGAACATGAGATGTGTATATTCAGATCTCAAGAACTCATCTGTGCAATAATTTCGTGCTCTTGTAATTAGGGATTCGTTAAAAAGATAAAAGAACTTTAAATCTATTTGATATTTGGTAGCAGTCGTTGCTAAGTCACAACAAGCTTTCGTATACATTCCACTACACATACCACCATACATTGGTGTAGCAACAAATATACGTTTCTTTCTTAAATCTGCTATAGGTACTTCAATCTGCATTCACTCCTTTCATAATGATAAAACAGAAAAATACTTAATAAAACTCTATCTTAAATTACTAATATATAGGGGGATGATTAGAGCAGCCTAATATTTTTAGCTGAGAGGCCTTTTTCCGCATTAACTATATCAAATTCTACTTTATCGTTTTCATTAATATAAACACCATTGAGTTCATTTGAATGAACGAAAACATCTTTACTTTCATCATCTTGATTGATGAAACCAAAACCCTTACTAGGGTTAAACCATTTTACTGTACCTGTTGCCATCTTACTTTCTTATTTTTAAAATTAAAATTATTTACGTTATCATTTATTTATATTATAAATGATAACGTTATAAATGTCAAGGATTATTTTTATTCTAATGCTTGGTCCTGCAATTCCTGATTTTCTTCTTCAGGCACGGCAGAAGGATCTACTTTACTCCAGAGGTCCATAAATCCATTTTTTGTATCTTCATCGAAACGGTTGATCGAATATTCGATCGCTTTTTCCTTGCTTCTGAAAACCATATAAGCGTTAACGATATTTACTAAACGACGAGTTGAAATAATTTCATCAATTCCTCCATCGTCAAATGTTCGACGAATTACATCAGTCCATTGAACCAAATGGTCAACAAACTCATCATCTTTGACTTCATAATTTGAAAGGATTTTAGCAACAATTTTTTTCTCTGTTGATGCATTTGGATAATTCTGTTCAAATGTAATTGGGAAACGATCAAGAAACGCTTCATTAAGAATATTGGTTCCAATGAACCGGCCATCATCAGATCCCTTACCTTTAGTATTCGCGGTTGCGATAATGTTAAATCCCGGTGCTGGATTAACAAGTCGATTAATCTTCTTCAAAAAAATGGCGCCGCCTTCAAGTACTGGCTGCAAACACATAATCTTATTTGACGCAAGGTCAATTTCATCAAGAAGAAGAATCGCGCCTCTTTCCATTGCGACAATCACTGGTCCGTCTTCCCAAACAGTTTCTCCATCTTTAAGGGTATAGTGACCGAGCAAATCATCTTCATCGGTTTCAATTGTAATATTAACACGAATCAATTCGCGTTTTGATTTCGCTGCGGCTTCGAAGACTTCTTTGGTTTTACCCATTCCGGAAAGACCTGTAACGAACGTAGGAATAAACATTCCTGCCTGCATGATCTTAACAATCTCAGCAAAATAACCTGCCTTGATATAATTAGGATCAGGAGAAGGAACGAATGAAACTGCTTCGTCAACCTTTTTAATTGCGGTCTCGTGTTGAACTACGCGGGCATCTTCAACGACTTTTGGTTTACGATAACGATCGCCCCACTTCGCTTGTGGCATAATTTGTAATGCTTGTCCATAATTGGCAATCGAAAATTGATTTCGGCCAACTCTAAGTTTACTCAGAAAATTCTGATTCGGTTCTTTAAGCCCTGCTTCCTCGGCTACTCTATTTACCGCGGATCTGTCAAGCACTTTTGAATCTCCATGTGCTTGCTTCCAGGCTTCTACTAATTGGTCTCGGTGTCTCATAATATACTCTCTCTCGTTATGTTATTATTTTATTCTCTACTTATATTATACGCTATTTTGGCAAAAATGTCAACCCTTTTGTTTATCAATGATTTCAATGAGTTTCTCATAACCTGTTGAAATTGTTGTGAAACAAACTTGCATTAAGCAACCAATTCAGCGAAGTGATTAAGAAGAATGCGCTTCTCAAGTTTTCCTTTTTGAAACTTTTTGAATGCTCGTGTTATTTGCGCGGTGGATAATTTTTTATCGGTATCCAGATCGATCTCATCTTCAGTATCGACTTTCGTGTTCGCCTTGATCACATACAATTCTGTATAGCCAAGATCAGTATTAATAATAAATCCGTTCCTATTATATTCTTTTCTTTTCTCTCTAAATTCCGGAGAATAATAAGAACCGCTTCCTACTCTTCCTGCTGTTTCAGAACTAGTGCAAAGAAAGAATCCACAAACATTCGATGATGTTTTCCATTTATAATATTCAAGAAAATTCTTAGTTTCTTGTCTACGATCCTTGCGTGACCAGTTGAATACTTTTTTCGAGTCACGATCAACTAACTTGTTACGAACATCTTTATGTTCTATTTCTGCTGTATCAATTTTATATGATTCTCCTTCTTCATCAAAATATTCCTTGAAATATTTATTAGAAGAATTTGATTCTCCATCTGTTAAAATAATCGTATTAACAATATCCAACTTATTATCCTTTCTGAATTTGATACAATTTGGAATACTTAACATTATTGCATCATTTAACGGGGTCCCGCAAAGTCTAGACATTGGAAAATCCCACTTGTGTGTCATTGCTTGCCATTCCCAAGTTCCCAGTTCATGCTTTTCTCTAGCCCAATCGCGCCAAATTTCAAATTGCATAGTCTCTTTAACTTCACGAGGCTTTCTTCCAAAATGTTCCGCTCGTGCTATGGCATTCGCCTTTCTTTGCATCGTCCAAGGAGCATCATGAAAATCTTTATCACATCTAACCAAAGTCAAGACCATAAATTCTCTCATTTCTCGAAAATCTTTCGCAGACATTTTATCCGAAAACATTTGCATCAATGTCAAGCAACGATCTCCAGTTGTGATCGATCCTATTTCTGGTTCAATTAATATTCTCTCCTTTTTTTCACCAGTGATATCTTTTCCTTCTTCATCCCAACTATAATCAACGAAAGCATACACTTCATGTTTGATATCACATTTCCTACAAAAATCCATAAGCTGCAATAACTGAATAAATGTTGGTAAGATCTTATCGTGCATCGATCCTGACCAATCAACCAACATGTACAATCCGTGATTCTTGCCTTCTGGAATAATTGTAACTTTCTTAAAAATGTTATCTGAATATTTGTACTTATGGATATCTGTCAATGATATAATTCCTGAATTAGAGGTCTGAGATCTTTTATATTCAGTCGCGCGCTTCTTCATCTCGAATTCCTTTGCGAGATAATTGACAACTGGTTTATTGTCCTTATCGATTCGTTTTAGATATTCTTTTGCATATTCAATGCAAATATGTGCTGGCACCTCTTTTCTTCTTCCGTCAAGATCTGAAGTGATTGTGCGATATTGTTTTATTAATGTTTTATAATCAACAATTAGATCATTATTTTTGATATACATCTTCGGAGAATTATAATATCGAATCTCGATTGCATCTTCATGGACTAATTCGTCTTCATGGGATCTATGCTCTTCATCGGTGAATGCCTTAGGTTCCCATGTCCATGGATCTTCTTCATACCATGAATCATGTCCACCAGTGCCTGCATCCTTGCCGGTCGAATCCTTCTTTTCTTCCTTCTTTTCGGGAGAGCCTTGATTCTCTGCATCCGCATTTTGCTCAAGTTGTGTTTCTTCTTTTTCGCCATCTTCTTTACTGGTTGATTCGTCGCATGTATCAACCGGCTGTTCACAATCTTCTTTTGTTGCTTGATCTTCACTTTCTGGATTTTCTTCCGATGGAGTTTCTGGTGCGAACTCTTGATAATTTTCGCCCATACATTCATTTTCATCTTCATCTTCGTCGAACTCATCATCCTCTTCTAAATCTATTGACATTTGATCAAAATCCTGAAGTTGTTGTTCTTCACCTTTACAATATTCAAAAAGCTCTCCAGTCAATTGTTCTACATCATCCCATGTCTCAAGATTTTCCATCTCACGAACATAATACATTTCTTCGTCAGTAAACCGAACAGCTTCGAGCGGACCACCTTTAAAATGAACGTTGAGTTTATCAATCAGTGAACCTTTATTGATATCAATTCCATTTTTTTGAATCCCGAAGAAATCGCGCTCATGTATCAGCTTCTTATATCCTTTGTGCATCGCTTTGGCTGCACCATGATATTTGCGCTTAACGAGTTTCTCAATTCGCGCATCTTCGACAATATTTAAAAATCCCTTATAATTAGGTCCTTCTTCGCAAAGCGCTTTATGCCAACCTTCTGCTGGTGTATGTAATGCATGTCCGACCTCATGGCAGACAAACAAGTCATAGACTTCGCCTTCCATCTCCTTGAGGATTGGTAAAAGTAGTGTTCGTGATCTTGGATCAAATCCTGCGGTGGGGACTTTAGCATGACGAACCGTTATATTCTCGGTTGCCATTAACTTAGCTAGGATTGATTTTTGTTCTCGTAATTCGTTCATCTCTCTCGTCTCTCGATATTGTTTTATTCTCTACTTATATTATACTATAATTTACCCAAAATGTCAACAGAAATGATCATCAATGATTCCATAGGGATACATCAAACGCGTTGATATCATTGATGATAAAAGATTATCAATGATTTCAATAAGGTAGATAGATGGCCCGAAGGTCCAGGGCGCAAGAACCCTGCTTGGCGCCCCCAGACCATCTAAAACTTTGATATAAATCGTGATATAGGTTGTATAAATGGAAGTAAGGCAATCGCCATAACTGTATTCACTCCTGTATGTACAAGAGCCACTTGTTTAGTAATTCCGGTAGGTAGTCCATCGCTCACTAATATTCCTGCAATCCATATTGTTCCTGTTGTTCCTACGTTTGCTCCAAGTATTGCCGCAATCGCAGACGGAAGTGGTAATGCGCCAGATGCAACAAGTCCTATAACAGCGGTTGTGGTAAGAGATGAAGATTGCCAAAGAAGAGTGCATACAATTGCTCCAAGAAACATCCAATAAGGATTTCCTAAAAACCATTCAAGTTGTTCTAAATGACTCATTGATTTCATTCCACCTGAGAACATCTTGAGTCCGATATAGAATATGACAAGACCTAATAGGGCCTGAAAAACGGGATTATTAAATTCCATAAAATTTCTTGATTTATATTTCCACGAATCGTAGAGTTGTCTATGTTTCTTTTTCATACATAAATATTTATTAAGATTTTATTTTCCTAAATATATTAATTTGAATAGAATATTTAATAGAAAGAAAAAATGACGACGAACATCTCGCCTCATGATTTTACCAAAGTGACAACCTCCCTTAGACAATTTTTTTTAGATAAAAATTTCCTCGAAGTCCATACCCAAAACAGATTATCCATATTAGCCGCATGCGAAGATCCTACAACTGTCGCAACATATAATTATAATGATATCATATGGCCTTTACCTCAAACCGGCCAAATGTGGTTGGAATACGAGCTATTAAATAATCCAGATTTAAAAGGTGTATTCTGTGTTTCAACATCTTATAGACAAGAACAGAATCCTGTTGAAGGTAGACATGAAGTTATATTTCCCATGTTTGAATTTGAAGCGCCAGGTGACTTTGAGGACTTGCTTAATATGGAAAGAGATTTAGTTAAGCACTTAGGTTTCACAGTTCCTGACTTCGTTGCCAGACAATTTGGGTTTGGAAATTTCATAACCAATGGACCATTTCCTGAAAAAACTTACAAAATGTGGTGTCAAGAATTTAATTGCGAAGAATTAGATCACGAGCACGAACAAATGATATCTGATTCTCATCCTACCGGAGTTGGATTTATAACTAAATTTCCTTACCATACTTCTCCCTTTTGGAATATGAAAAAAGAAAAAGAACTTGCTAACAAATGCGATGTAATTATGGGAGGCATGGAAACTATTGGTTCCGCTGAAAGGTCTGCTGATCCGAAAGAGATGGAAGACCAGTTTCATACAATTTCCGATGGAGAATATGCTGGATTATTATTTAAATTATTCGGTAAAGAACGGGTAGAAAAAGAATTGAAAGAATTTTTAAGTCATAAATTTTTTCCAAGATATGGTGGAGGAATAGGCCTTACCAGACTTATAAGTGCCTTGAAGATATATAGTAATTTGAATCCAGATGCAGATGATAATGGCCGGCGGAAATATGGGGTGAAATTAGAAAATGACTGAAGAAATAATTCCAGTTTATAAAGATGGAAAATTATTTTCAGTAAAAAGTAATAAAGCAATTCCAATTTATAAAAATGGTGCTGGTGTTCATGAAGTATTAGATCAATTGCAAAGACAAGCAATAGAATTAGAAAAATTGCGGAGTGGCGAAATCGGTAAACGCAATCGTTTGTTGGACGAATAAAACTGGTGGTTCGACTCCACCCTCCGCAGCCATTCTTCAGAGTTGAAAAGATTATTTATCCTAATGCCTCTTTTAATTCTGGATTTTTTAAAATATAATTTTCTAACACATTATATTGTGATTTCTCTCCCAGATGTCCCTTATGTTTTTTATATTCATTAAAAATCATTCGTGTTGCATCTTCTTTAGATAAATTTTTTGTTTCAGTCCAATTCTCAATCAGCCATTCATATACTGTTTTTTCCCAATCAACATAATTCTTTATTTTTTTTCCAGTTAAAAATTCTTCTACAAAAATTGGAACCTTTCCTTTCACCTCAATTAAAGCTTGATCACTATTAGTTGGACCGTACTTATGAGTGGGTACCCATAATAGAGAGAAAAAATGTTTAAATAATTTTTTATATATTTTTCGACAATTATAAAATGTTTCTGCCATCTCATTAAAATACTGATTATCTAAAAGAGCATCTAATATAACTTGAGGTAGCTCATATGCATTTACTTTTGTGCCGTCAAGATTTAATCCCATACGTCTATCCCAATGCGGACCAACCATAACACATTTTCGTTCCAGGACGTAATTCTTTACAGAAAGAGATTTCATTCTTTGTTGATGTAAAAAGAAATTATCTTTACGTCCGGATTGATACCATGAATCTATTGTACCATCTTTCTTCTTTGATTTTCTTTCTATTGTCAAAGGCCACATTTGACGTTGAGTTGTAAATTGAAGAATTACCATTCCATAATCTTCAATAAGACAAGACCTCAAAGCAGCTTCCATATTATTTTGTCCACCTCCCGGAGAAGCAAATAAATGAAATTCATGTTGAGGAAATTTCTTTGCTAATTGAATTGGCCATCCTTTCCAAGCATTAAAACCACCTGCTTTATGAAGCATGCCCTGTTCACTTACTCCGGCACTATGAGAACAACCAATTATTCCAACTTTCATAATCTTTTATATGTCCATAGTTAAATTCTGTAAACACTTTTTTATAATATGGTAAAGTTTTTAAAAATTTATTATATTCAATATTCCAATATTCATGGTTACAGTAATATTCTAAAAAAGGCTTCCAATGAAGACTTTTTTTAACTTTTATATTTTTTGATCTCATGAATAATTTACTACCTTGTTTTCCTTCTATCTCAGATAATGTCTTCTTACCTTCAACGTGTTCCTTATCTCTAGGATAAATTTTATCTTCATCAAATCCTATGCTTTTATGAAAATCTTGATATACCAAATATACAGAAATATCAGATCCTTTCTCTTTAAAACATTTACGAATCAAATGTTCTTGATAATCAAATCCTAGATCTTTATCATCATACATGCTGCAAAATTTTCCATGACATTTTACCATACCATCAAGATGATATTGATCTGATGGACCAATTAATACTTTTTCAATCATATATAAATGGATCTAAATCTTGTTTTTCTTTACCATAAATTTTTTCTTTAATTCTTAAATAATATTTAAGAATAAACAACGACACCCGTTCTCTTAGAGAAATCTTTGGCATCTTTTCTTGTGTTGACAATTGGTTGTCCTTTTACATTTAAAGAAGTGTTTAACAATATAGGACATTTAGTTATGTCCTTCCAAACTTTTAATAATGATATATGTGGTTCTGAATCAACTACTTGTAATCTTGATGTACCATCTATATGAACAACACCAGGATACTTCTGTTTAAATTCTTCTGTTGCTTCTAATGCACAACTCATATAAGGTGAAAGAAAACCACCATTAAAATATTTCGGCACATCTTCGGGCAATATCATTGGAGCGAAAGGTCTAAATTGTTCTCTACCTTTTGTTTCATTTATTTTTTGTTTTATATTTTGATCTCTGGGATCACCAAATAATGTTCTATTACCTAAAGCGCGCGGACCAAATTCACATCTACCATTTGCTACACCAACTACTCTTTTAATCATTAACTCTTCAATTATTTCTTTGATCGGATATGGTCCTTGAATATTATAACCAAGATAAGGAGTAGGATCAATATGGTGTCTAGCTCTTGCGAGAATACATCCAATAGCAGAACCAGAGTCCCCTGGATTAGATGGTATATGGATATTAGAAAAATAATTTGATAGAAATCTATTGGCACTAACATTTAAGGCGCATCCTCCCACGTATACAATATTACCATTATTTAATTTATGATTATTAATTGATTTTAAAATTGTTTCAAATTTTTCTTCATAAACTGCTTGAGCAGCAGTGGGCACGTCTTCTGGATGTATTTCAGGTTTTATATTCCATTCTGAAATATTAGTACATCCCTTATGCCAAGTCGCTTTTTTATCCCAACATTGTTTTATTCTTTTAACTGCTAGTTCATATGGATATACTTGTCTGGCAGCTGCCCCCATCATAATATATTCTTCCTCATTAGGTTTCCAACCTGAATATTGAGTTAATGCTGAATACATTAGCCCTAATGACTTAGGATATTTCCAATTCCATAATTTTTTAAACTTATGATCTTTAACATGCCAGACAGTTAATGTTTCCCATTCTCCTATGGCATCAATACATAATACCATGCATTCAGTAAATGGTGATGTATAATATCCATAGGCGGCATGAGACTTATGATGAGAAGTATACTTCATCTTATAATACTTAGTATTATATGGATGTGGTAACTCAGGCGGTTTCCAAATTGGTTTTTGGCCAGCATACCATCTTCGGGAAACTTTTACATAGGGATTTTCATAAAAATAAACTTTACTTGGTTCCCCATATTCTTCTCGTACATAATCTAACAAGCTTAGAGGTATTTGAGGATCATTCTTTTTTCTGGAAAATCTTTCCGCATCAGTTGCAAATATTATATTCTGTGTGTCACTTTCATAAACAGATATCGCGCCATCGTGTGACCCACAAGTAATTCCCCAATATATCATATCATATCCGTATCAAAAACTATATCTTCTATAGATTCATTATTAAATATTCTTTTAATATATCTTGCTAAATTTTTATGATTAGATTCAGTAAAATGATTTGATCTCTTATCTCTAAATGAAGGATCATAATCGCTCTTTATCTCTGCTCGTGATATATCCATTAATCTTATGTCAGGCATAATAAATTTTTCTGTATTTTTTATATTTACAGAACTATATAAATTTCTATTATGTGAAGTAGCAAAATATATAACCTTTTCATATTGTTCTGATAAAGCCTTTAATGTACATCTAGCCTTTGTTGCTTTGTGATAGTCCTTATAATTTTCATGGAAATATCCTATAAATTTTTTATGACGGGAAAGATATTTCATCCTAGGATTTGAAAGCCACTCATCATTTTCCCACATCTTCATATTATCAAACACAACCGCGCCGGCATGTCCAGGATATTGTAAGAACTCAAAATGAAATCTTCTTGGAATAGATTCGATATAAATTACTTTGCCTTCTCTATAATTATGACCTTTGAGAAATACATCTAAAGACCAATCAATACTAGAACCCGCTAAACCAAAAACAAATGAAGGCTCGTCTAAAAGATTGAACCATCTTTTTTCTGATGATATCCCTCCATCAAATCCATTGAGAGGATCACAATATGAATCACCGAATATGTGTATCATGTACTTTAAAGTGAGAACAATCTTGTTCGTGGTTTCCAGTATTCATATCATATGATAAATCAATATCTGTAAATGAACTCATATCATCAACAAATAATTTATTCCTAACATGGAGTCTATAAGACCAATCAGTTCTGACCTCTCTATACATATCCCAACTTTCTCTTTGAGTTGTATCGAGATTAAAGATCCATCTCTTATCATTAATACGTATTATATGTAATCTAAACTTGTGCAACGGTATAGATTTATTATACATCTTATGTTGCCAATTACCTATTTCTGTGGAAACTGCTGAATAGAATAATTCAGATGGTGGTTTATATGTCTTCTCAAATCTTATAGTATCTATTTCATCTGGATGATATTGGGTTACTACATTATCTTCTTCAACATAAATCGTTGCTTTATCATACTCACAAATATCTATGCACCAACCGGTTGGCGTGACCGGTTGCGACCAGTCTCCATTTCGCCATATTCCATCTAACGGTTTAAAAAACCATGCTTCATCGGGAACACCAAGTTTATCTCTAGGAGGATGTTCTTCATCAAAAATATTATCACTTCTAAGATCAGGCAAATTCCAAGAAAAATCAAATAAAAATTTTCTAGGTTTATCCTTCCAATAATTATAAGCTGCTTCAGTCAATTTCCAGGTTGATACTGTACCGCCTGGACCATTAAGAAATATTTCCATTAGAACTGTTCTTTTTCTGTCGATCCTTCTATTGCGCTAAGATCTGTACTTCCAGTACATACTTGTCCGATTTGATCAAAATATCCAGCACCAACTTCGCGTTGATGTTTGACAGCAGTAAATCCTCTAACTTGAGCTGCAAATTCTTTTTCTTGAAGCTCAACAAATCCTGTCATTCCACGATCTCTATAATTTTCAGACAATTCAAACATACTATAGTTCAAGGAATGAAATCCAGCAAGAGTTATAAATTGATATTTTACTCCCATATCTCCAAGTTCATCTTTAAAACTAGATATTTCTTTATCACTTAATTTTGCTTTCCAATTAAATGATGGAGAACAATTATATGCAAATACTTTATCTGGGTATTCTTTTCGTATTTCTTGTATGAACTCCTTACATTCCCCTATATCTGGTACTGATGTTTCCATCCAAATTAAATCACAATATGGAGCATAAGCAAGTCCTCGAGAAACCGCTTGATCCATTCCTGCAGTCACTCTAAAGAAACCTTCATCGGTACGTTCACCTGTTATGAATCTATTATCATGAGCATCAGAATCTGATTGTAATAACGCACCTGATAGAGCATCTGTTCTTGCAATAATTACAGTTGGAACGCCCATTATATCGGCTGCTAATTTTGAAGCAATTAATTTATTTACCATTTCTTGAGTAGGAACTAAAACCTTTCCTCCCATATGACCACACTTCTTAGCTGAAGATAATTGATCTTCTAAATGTATCCCTGCGGCACCTGCTTCAATTAAATGTTTTACTAATTCGTGAGTATTGAGGACACCACCAAATCCGGATTCAGCATCCGCAACAATTGGAAGAAAATAATCTACATCGCCTTCACCTTCCATTGTTTGAATTTGATCTGCACGTTGAAACGTATTGTTAATACGCTTAACTATGGTAGGTACACTTCCAACTGCATAAAGTGATTGATCGGGGTACATTTGTAGACTATCGTTTGCGTCTCCTGCAACTTGCCATCCCGAAAGATAAATTGAATCCAACCCAGCTTTTGCTTGTTGCATAGCTTGATTACCTGTTAACGCTCCTAAAGCACTAACGTATGGTTTTTCATCTAACTTTTTGCGTAATTTTTCTGCACCTAATTTCGCAAAGGTATATTCGATTTGGATTGAACCACTTAACCTTTTAACATCGTCTTGTGTGTACATTATATTCTTTCATATTAATTTAAATAAAAACTTTCAATATCTTTGCTGGCACACTCCGGAGACAATTCAGCCATCCTCTCAATAATAGCATGTAACTTATCTATTTCTTGATCGCTCTTAGCAAAGAATTGAGATGATTCATAACCGTTCTGTTGTAAATACTCTTTACATTCTCTTAATTCATGTAATTCAAACACAGTTCTATCTACGCACAATTTATTATTTACAATAGTTAGAAAGGCTTCTTTATTCATATTAGTATTTAGATCTTTCTTCAATAATACTTTGTCGTCTTTCATCTTCAGGTTTCATATCTTCTACTGCAAGTTCGTTTCGTTGTAATCCAACTTCATTATACTTTTTAAATCTTGCTGGATTACCATACCACAATGTTCCACATTTAAGATCTGCTCCTTTAGGAATAACAGTTCCCAAACCAAACATACAATAAGAACCAATAACATTATATTGATGAACAAGAACACCAAAACCAATTTGTGTATTATTCATAACATACACATGTCCACCAAAAGCTACATTATTACTAATAACACAATTAGACTCAATATAACAATCATGAGCGATATGAGCGTTAATCATCAAATAACAATTATCTTCTATAGCTGTTATCTCTGACCATGCAGTAGGCCTATTTACAGAAACAGCTTCTCTGAATATATTATTATCTCCTATAGATATCCTACCCTTAGATTCATCTCTTACGCTCTGGGCATCTGTACCAATACAAGTATATGGTCCTATAATATTGTTCTCTCCTATTTCAACATTTCTCCAATCGATAAGAGCAGTTTTATGTATCTTATTTGAACCTACATAGTCCCAATTATTTAACATGGTCATACCCAATTCTCCAATATCTTTTTATTATATTTAATGTTATATAGTTGTTGTAATTTTGGTTTACCATGAAAGTAAATAATAGATGCGTTATTTAAAAGACTAGGATCTTTCATTATATGAATCTTATAAGAAAATATTCGTCCTGGAAAGCCAATATCTATTCTGGGAACTTTACCATCTGCATTAAATAATTTTCTCATCATCGATAATTCTGATGGAGTATTCCATGGTAATAATCTACAATTTTTTAAAACCCATTCTCGTTGATTAGTCCATACATCCCAAATTTTATTTGCTGTTTGATCACTAACAATACTTATACCATTACATACTTCATCCTCTATCATTGGGTCAGTCAATAAGCCAACATCTAAAGGAAATGTAAGAATGTCATCTATATTAGACATTATAACAGTATCTAGACCAATTGTTAGTCTACGATTCGTTGTAATATCTGGTCTATAAAACTCTATTAAAAGTGACCAACCTGGAGAGTTGGGATCAAGGAAGGGGATAGCACGAATTGGTTCTTTAAATTTATAGTCTTCATCAACTAAACAAACCAACTCAAAATCTGTTGTTATATTTCTCTTTAGACCCCGATATAATTTATCTGCCCATTCAGCATTATATATTTCTGTTGAATGAGGTATACCGAGTCGGGCCCCTTTAAAGAGTGTACATATAATAGTTATCATGTCTGTACCCGGTAAGCATTACACCTCCTTCGACCGGGAAAGTCGACGTTATTATTTAAGATAATTCATCATCGAAATATTCTAAAAGATCGTTATAATCTCCGATGAACTGTCCATTCAAAATTATTTGGGGGACTTTTTTACTATTTGTTTCTTGCATAAGATTCCAAAATAATTTTTTATCACTATCTATAATTGTATACTTGATACCTTTTAGATCTAATAAATCTTTTGATTTGTCACACCATTCACAATCGGGAACTGATTGATGTCTAACAATAACATTCCCTGTCATTTTTAAATTCATACTTCACATTGGGCCATCTGTTTTTATACTTACGTGGTATCCTTGTTCTTGCAGAGACTTAGCTATATTTTGTGCTTGTTCTCTATCAATGCAAGGTCTTCTTTGAATATCTTTTGGATCAGGCGCTTTCCACTTGGCATTCTCTTTCATCTGCGCATGATTATTATTTCTATTATCATTATATTTAAAATACTCTAACCAAATATTCATTTGATCAATCCATATCAAAAAACAAAAGTTATCGGCTGCTGACAGCAAGATCATCGGATCCCATCCAAGTCTTTATCCTTGCTTTACCAGCTTCTCCAAAAACCAAATCTTACAGTGCAGCCGATTGAGAGACATAAGCCTCCCACAAATTGTTACTTACGATTTCCAACGTTGAATGAAAAGTCTTTAATTTGAATTACACCACTTTTCGATTTCTTTAGCTGTCTTTTTATCGCTCGAAGAAAATTTTCCGGATTCGGTTTCAAAATCTATCGCGTCAGCACCCTGACTTGCATTTATCTTACCCGTCACAGCTTTTCCTTTACCGTCTTCAACATATACGTGAAAGGCAATACTTTCATCTGCACCTGGTGTGGTATCTGATGCATCGTGATATTTAACTGGAGTAATCTTATAATCTCCGCATTTTATTGCATTACCTTCGAAGCCATCGGACTTACCAGCTTTAGCCTTCTTTGAAGATAACTTTTTAAAGCCGGCTTCAATATCTCTGGCAAGATCTTCTTTTATATATCCACCTCTATTTCCAGATAAATGATTAGCTACTTGTGCTACAAAAGAGTATTCCGGAAGTGGCATGTTAGTGCTTGCTTCACCTGGATCAAAAGATTGTTCAGGTTTTACTTCTTCTTTTTTATCTGCGGGGATGCCCTGACGAACTTGGCCATACTTCTTTGCCATAGCGCGGTTTTTAGCTAACGCTTTTTCATTCGCATCATCATCACCGGTGACCCCTTCTGATGCAGATACTTCCTCTTTCTTCATAAACTGAGGAGGAATTTTACCTTTCTTCGGTTTATCATCTCCTTCATCGGAATCATCTGAATCTGAATCATCATCTTCATCTTCCTTATCTTTAGGAGCAGCTGGCTTATCATCGCCATCATCTTCCCCTGCCTCGTTATCATCGTCTTCGTCGTCTTCGTCTTCATCATCATCTTCTTTTACTTTAGTTTTAGGTGCTTCTTCAAGGGGCTCTTCATCTTCACTGAAAAGAGTTTGAGCGATTTTTAACTTCTCATCTTCAATTGCTGTAACTACTTTAGATTCTGCAATACTATTAAACTTCTCGTTTGCTGCGTGTAGCTCACCGGAAAGGACTAAATCCACCAGTTCTGACGCAGGATTCGAAGGATCTTCCATGGCCTCAGCTTGCTCTTCATCATTTACTTCTTCTTTTATTTCCTTATCCGACATTGATACACTCCGTAATATATTATCGTTTTGTCATTTGATTTATTTATATGATTTTAACATTACTCATTTAAAAATAATCAAAAATTAAATCTAGATTCAGAATTTCCTTCATCATCTAGCTGTTTTCCCTTATAATCTAAATTAGGGTTTGGTGAAATATGATTATTATTATCTAACATGCGGGTCCGAACACAATACTCCATAATATCAATTGTTTTATCAAAACGCATTTGATATATTGTTTCCATTCCAACTAAAGCATTTATTATTTTATCTTTATCACATTCTGAATCTTCCATAACATTTTCAGATAAAATTTTTATATCATCTAATATATTTGCCATTTGCATGATAGATTCTTCAAGATCAAACCTATCATACAATGCGCCATTTGTTATACTCATAATCCTTCAAGCCTTCCTTTTATGTCACAGGTTAACCACATCATCCATCCTCCGAAATTCTTGTATATTCTAGTTGGGTATTCTCGGTGTGATGGGCGATGTTTTTTCATATATTCTTTGTCAGGCTTATTGCCTTGATGGTCTAAAACTTGTGTGCCGTAACTATTAAGCATTTTACTTTCTCCGGCACCATTATCGTAGTAGTTCCAACAGTTTACTTCAGATGAAAATTCTTTGTCTATTGTATAAACGACAGGGTTCCATGTCATGACTATTGCAATCCATATCGTTTCATCACTAACATCTTTGTCTGCTGTTACTTCAGAAGTTACAGTCACTTCATCTTTATGATCATCACCAGATGCATCCCTTGCACATCCACTTAGTGTTACCGCTAATACAATAGTGATTATTGCGATCCACATTATCTTTAATCATTTGTTAGAGTTGGTTCGCCTCTGTCATAAAATTTCCATCCTCCAGGACACGGCTGTCTTTTTCTAACCGCATATGCCTTATCTGTATATGTTCCACCTTCTCCTTCGCACTCTGCAAAAAATGGTGTCATACCTCTTGGCCAATTATTTGTGTTGCTCGAACAACTACTCATCAATAACATTACAAAAACGAGTAATGCTATTCTCATCCGAATGGCCTCCGTTCTTTATTTAAGTGTGGGGCTTCTGCATCCACGCATTGTCTATAAGGTGTAACATTATGTCGATTAGAATAAATCGTACCTCTCTTATGACCGCTTCTGGATCCATCATTATGTTCTACCCAATGACCAAAACATCCTGCTTGTTTTACTGATTCACACCCTACAACCGTCCATGTCGCCATCATTATAAAAATTAATAATAGCTTTTTCTGCATTTGCTCCTTCTTTTATTTTATTTTTTATATTGGAATACTCTTACCATTTACGTTACATCTCTTTCCCATCGGGGATTTTCATCCATATCATTTTTAACAATTCCTCTCATTTCCCCACAATGAGGACAAGACATATTTTGACCTCGCCTGTAAACCATATCAGTTGCATGGCTCCACCAATTTTTACATTCTCCACAAACAAAATGATATATCTTTTCCATCGAAAATGAATGGGATGTCGGCACGTCAAGAGGTAATTTAATGTCTTGATCTAATTGTGTTTGTTCTTTGGTCACAAATATCTCCGTTTCTCCAAATTGCTGCCTTTGTTATTCTCATCTACACATTGATAGTAAGGTAAATGAGCGTCTTTAAGGAGCGCTCTAGTTCCTCTATGATGACCGGGTCCTTTAACCCAATGTCCATAACATCCTGCTGTACTACAACCAACAACTATCCATGTTGCCATCATTATAAAAATTAATAATAGCCTTTTCATTTTTTTCCTAGTGGTAGGCGATACTGGGATCGAACCAGTGACCTGATGCTTGTAAAACACCTGCTCTCCCGTCTGAGCTAATCGCCTATGTGGTGGGGAGAGATGGAGTCGAACCATCACAGCCTCAGGCGGCAGATTTACAGTCTGTTGAGCTCACCAATGCACAGCCTCCCCCATTAAGTCGGATATTTTAAATTATTTTCATTCATAATTCCCACTATCTGATTAGATATCTTTTCATATACATCTAATTCTATATCTGTTAACTTATCATTATATTTTCTTTCGTTCCTAATAAACTGTTCTAAGTCCCACATAGATAAAGCCCAATTCATTCCATCAATTGATTGACGATGTTGTTCTTGGTCTTCAGGTAGCTGAAATTCTAAAATCGCTTTCATTGGTTCAACCTCATTAGCCGTAATTTCAATTTCTTCTGTTCTTGTCCGAATTTCACTAGGCATCCTTCATCTTTTCAAAAATAGGAAACCAGGTTTCTGAATTATAAGATTTATCACAAATGTACATATCAAACCATGGTTTACCACCTACAATAAGCTCATGGTATTTGGCTCCCCATTCCTGTAATTGTCTTTCTGTATCATCATACCAATGATGTGGATCTTCTTTAAATGAATCTCCACCTCTACCTGTCCAATATATAATCTCATGACCTTGATCATAGAGATCGTTTACCAATTGAATTCGTTTCGGATACGGTTTCATATCCAAATATGTTATAGTATTATCTTTCTTTTCTTCTCTGACGTCTTCGCGATTAGTACAAATAGTACCATCTATATCAAAAGCATATTTCATTATAATCTCCAATTAAAAAACGGAAGAAGGGGAAGCTAGCTAAGCGACCCCTGCTTCCTATATCTGTCTACACCTGGTTACCTGGCGTATGATCGTTATGCCGAAAAGTTTTCGGACAGAACATAAACGCTCAAGATAAAGCATCACCCCCTCCACCGTACTCATTGATAAGATGAATAACGCGGCCAGCCTATAGAATGTCTATTCCCGCCCTCTATTATGGCGTACAGTGGAATAGATCACTTCTGTCCCACCTACCCTGGACAGATATTACCTCATTGCTATTTTTGTATTCTCAATCGTTTTTTGAGCACGCTCAATTTTTTTATTTCGAAGGGTCTCTAATTCTTTTGAAGTTTTTGTTAACTTTTTATCTTCTATGATCTTATTTACCAATTTAAAGTCCGCTTGATGCGCTTCAATTGTCTTCTCTAAGCGCGCTATAGCCCCTTCTTGGCGTAATCGTTTATTTGAATGCATCTTGTAACCTTATAATAAAATTATTATACTATATTAAAAATGGAATGTCAAGAAAAAAATGGACTCGCAGATCGGATTTGAACCAATGTATATGGTTTTGCAAACCATCTCCTAGCCGCTCGGACACTGCGAGGCTTTCTTTTGTCGCGTGTTCCAACTTTTCTTTGCTTGGTCTTTCCATGAATTTTGGTTAACAGTACCATCTGCAGTTATTTTTGTGATCTCTCCACCCTTTGCAAGATATTCTTCTACCATCATTGATACGTAATGCCTATCTAATTTTGGTTCTGGGTGCTTTGCTTTCCGGTTATAAACCTTCTTGCTCTTTTTCACATGGGGTCGTTGTCTTGTCATAATCATTATAGTGCTCCGAAAAAAATCCATTTATCCATCCAAAGCCAAATTACATCTGGTAATTCTGCCCACCTACAAAAATGGATAAAGTTACTATTAACAAATGCATACCATTCTGGACTAACAAAACTGAATGCATAACCTAATATAAATCCTAGAAATATGTATTTAAACATTTTACCTGTGACCGCTCCAATTCAAATAGGGGTCATCGTACATTTCCATCTGTGCTTGTTCTTTCCTCAATTGTCTAATCATATCTCCACGTTCCTCATCTAAAATATGTTGGGGAATCTTTTTCTTTTTTTTAACTTTGGTATTTGATAAC